AAATGGTCTACAGCTTGACCTTGTTCTTCTGATACCCAAGCAGCAAATTCTTTTTTTCCTTTAGGGTTAAAGCAAAGTCTATGTAATAAAGCAGCTTTAGCCATAGTCGACTTAGTGTGACCGCGAGGCAAGACAAGGCAAAGCCTTCTTATGGTATCATTTAAAAACAAATCACCAACTTCGTGATGAAACGGAGCTGGCTTTGATTTCATAAAGTCTTCTGGTAGGAACAGTTGTCCAAAGGCAACTAAGTCTTTAGATACCATGTTAAGAACACGTTCTTTCTCACTTAGGTCGTTAGGTATTATATTAAACTTTTCTATTGTACCAATCTCCATTTGGAATTTCTTTGAATACATTTACCAACTCTAACAACTGAGATCCAGCAACATACACCCAAGCTTTAACTTTATCGCCACTATCCATCTCCACATCAACCTTAACCCTGTCATACAGTCCAATATTAACACCTTCGTACATATCATATTGAGCTATCTCTTCACTCGTCACGTCGTGTACTTCAACCACAGTTCCCTTACCTTTGTAATCTTGTATCATAGCAGGAAATCTTTGATGACCAGGATATACAAGTGATGTATCTTTTACCCTACCTGTATTCTTATTTCCATCTCTAAGTGTTCCGTATACAGCTAACTTCATTTATACCACGTCCCAGTTCTTATCTGGAACTCCGTTGCTTATATCTTTCTTTTTTCTTTTCTTTTTTCTTACTAAGCTTACTGAGTTTACTGAAAAATTATCTATATTATCTTCTTCTCCAATTACGCTATTAACAAAGTCTTCAATAACATAATCATTAATTAAATAATTTTTTAATAACATTTCAAAATCTTCTTCATCTAATTTCTTATGAACCTCAAAGGTTAAGTTGAACTCTACTTTTTTCATTATGATTCTCCATAGTTAAAGATTAATCCTGGCATTCTTATTTCAAAGTTTTCATCATAAGATGAGAAACATTCGCAACACTCTACCGAGAAATAATCCTCTGATACATTATACCAAATAGATGTGTAGTCTTCCATAGGAAAACCGCATATCAAACATTCTTTATTTTTCGACTTCTCTCGAAGCCTCAATGAGTTTTTTTGAATCTCCGCCTTGGATAGCATTTAATTGATCCTTTGTAAATCCTTGAAATAATGTTAATGACTCTGTTCTTTTTTCTGTTTCCATCATACCACTTATCTGCATAAGAGTTTTAATAGCTTGTATCTTATCTTTGTCTTGAGACCCATCGTCATCAACAACCGACTTCATCTTTTCAAGTAAATACAATGGAGTAATTTCGGCTTCGTTTAAAACCTTGTCTACTTCTTCTCTAATCAAACCTTTAACCCTTTCGGTACTTAATAATATCTTTCCTTGGTAATCTGCGTATTTTTCGTTATTGGTAGGATATGCTTTCATAAACGCTTGAGCGATTCCATCACCTTGAGCAACATACTTTGCAAAAAGAAATTCTCTTCTAGTAGGTTTTTTTCTATTTATCTTATGTTGATAAGGAGAGAGATCCTCGGAAGCAAAAGAATACATATTCTTTCGCATATCTCCCTCCATCATAACATTGTCCCTACATATGAAAGAACCAATCACTGTCCTAATATAGTAATTACACACGCCCTTAGACTGACTATCTCTAAGCTCACCCCGCTTTAGAACTTGACAGACTTGTCCGTCGTCAGCCATTACCCAGCTACCTTCAGTGCCATCCCTCCAATTGCGAGTTAAGTTCTCATCAGGACAGTATTGGTTAAACTCCTTCTCATCATTGTATATCCTGTGCTCAACATTTTTTATTTTGCGAACAAGCATATACTATAATATAACTCTTAAATACACGTTTGTCAAGTTTTAACTTGCAATGCTTCTTAATTCTGTAGCATTTGTACTAAGACTTGTCTTACTTCTTATGAAGGGAGAATTACATCCACCACACCTATACACAGGAAACTCGTTAGAGCTTGTAAAGTATGTAGCATCAGATGCTTTTAGGTTCTTACTTCCACAAGATGGACAGACATTGTCATCCATAAGTATACCTAAGTTGGGGTGATTCTTTATGTACGGTCTAAGTTTAAGATATACTTGCTCTAAACCTATAACGTCACGTTCATTGTACTTTAGCATTTCAGCTAATCTTTCTTTATTGCCATCCATACAGTCTATCCACAGTTGAAACTCAGTCTTCAGCTTTTCAGATACACCAAATGTTTTAGTAAGGAAGTCTTGCTTGTTAGAACTAAAAGCAAATTCTTTCCTTGCTATCTTTAAAGTATCTATTGATTTGTAAGGAGATGGAGGACTCATACCATTAAGTATAAATCTTGCATTTAGTTTCCTTATATCAAATCGATCGCCATTGTGAGCTACGACAATATCAGCCTCATCAAGCATTTTCCATATAGATTCTAATATTCTCTTATCATCTCTACCAACCGCTTCTTCTGGAGTTAACACATCAGATATAGTATTATCATCATAAAGCCATTTAGCAGCCCAAGATAGCACATACCAGAATCTTTGTTCACCAGCATCATCTCTAACAAGATTCGTATATGGAACATATTGCTTTCCAAAGTCCCAGACCCATACAGGCATAGGTGTTGTTTCTATATCAAACAACAATATCTTTGGAAGTACACTGAGATCTGTTAGATTGGTCGGTCTCGTCCAACCCATAGATTCTATCTTACGTGTTACAGATTTATATGTACGCATAAAACCAGCATTATCTAATTCATAACATATATCCTTAACACTTTTCATAGTTCTAGTGTACTGACTTATTATATTCATTTCAGCTTTAGTCCACTTCATTACGCTTTCCTCCACGGTTAATTAAAAATAAACTCACCTTAAGAACAAACTTCAAGAATAGTGACTCTATGTAGTAAAGAAAGATTTTTACTTGCCCCATACTCGCTCCGATACAAGTTGTGCTATCACACCATATACAGACAAATCCTTAAACGCATCCATATATGTTTCATCCTTTACCGCATTATCTCCTTTATGCTTAACAATTATATTCTTAAGTCTATTTACTTTATCATTCATTCTAATAACAAGGGCAGTCAAAGCAAACATCCTGTCTTCGTCGTTATCCAAGTCACCACCAAGTGTTATGTTGCCACAACCATAATCATACTGCTTTGTACAGAATAGATCATATTGCTCATCGGTAATCTTTTTAAACCTATCCATCATAACAGGATATGTATTTTCAATTGCTTTTACTATTTCGTTGTTTTTCGCCATAGATATTCTCCTACTCCTAATTGATGAAAACCATTTGCAAGACTTTCAATAAGTCCTTCATCGTGATCGCAACCAGTGTTTACAAGAATAACGTGAATTACTTCGTGCAAGAAAGTTTCGTTCCTTCTTGATGTAACAAGCTTCTCATCTAAAAAGATCTCACAAGTTCTAGGATTGTTCAATCCAAACAATAGTTTGCCATCACTCGCATTCTTCTCGCCATCCATCATTTTTACTTTATATTCGTGACCACCTATATCTAATCTTCGCATTCTTCATTCCTTTCTTCTTTTCTCATTGAGCCCCACGCTGGAACTGTGGTAGGCATTACCTCAGCACGCACAGGTCTTTTCTTACGTTTAACCTTATCTATTACCTTTTCTAAATACTTTATCTTCTTTGGTGTAACCTCAGTATTAATTCCCATTATTCTCCATTCCAGGTATTACGATGTTATCAAAATAATCACATCCATTATCTACGATGCAATCCTTATCAGCTTTCTTCTTATCTATCGTCATCCGCAATTTATCGTTTCTTCTGTACATCATAGCTCCCAAGCATTTACCAGCGTTCCAATTAGCACAATGTACCATAGCATCTTTTTTATTTGCTTTTTTCATTGTATGAATATAAAACAGTAATAAATATAAAGCAAGGTAAATATTTTTTTTAAATAATACTTGACAAAACGTGCTTTAAGACTTATATTGTTAGTACGTGTTAAGCTTAATATTAATATATATATAATATATATATATATAAAATAAAGAAAACTATTACTAACGTAATAGTGAAAGAAAGAAAGGAATTGTATGACTTGGTTTTATTTGCATTGTGTAGCTGCCCTAGTTATAATAATCGCTGATTACAACGGAACGTTAGAACCTGCAGTAAATGCGTTTGAAAAGAAATTGGGTATCTATACAGAACCTGTAGAAGAAGAAGTACTAGAAGAAGAAAAAGATAAGGAGATCGAAGATGAGCGTAAAGGGAGATAGAAGCCGTGTAACTAATATGACTCGGTATGCAAAAAATTATACAAAAATTTTTAAGAATTGGATTGAAGATAGAACTGTAGTGCCAGATCTTAGAAAAAAGAAATCCGTTGAAAAAACCAAAAAATAATACAGTAGCTTACATTCCTACCAAGAAATCATAATAATCGCGTTACGATACCAAATTCAGCCTTAAACCGCTATTCTTACATTTGACTTATACCCATATATAATAGGGCAGCCGATCAGAGAGTATTGAACTACAAAAATTAGCCAATATTGTGTGCTAGTCTTTCTCGCCAAATAGCCCATACCCCATTGTCGAGATTGGAAAATTAGAATCTCGTTGAAATTTCTGTTTTTGGTTTCAAATATATTATATAACCTCTCCCAAATAAAGAGCAATTTATTTTATTATTTACTTGGATGGTAACTTTAGGCAGGGTACATTGTATTAATTAATAAGGGTAATAAATACCAAATACAAAAACAGCTTAAATAAAAAGCAAATAACAAAAGAAAAGGAGTTTACTATGGCTAGTAAATTAATAGCAATCACTCAGGCTCAATGGGATAAAATGGTAAGTAAGGGTCTAAACCCTAAAGAAGAAGGATTTAGAGTAAAAGGTGAGCGAGGTAATAATAATATAGAATCAGCCTCACCCGAGATTCAGAAACCATTTAAAGAGTTTAAAGCTAAAATTGATGCAATCCCTGAGGAGATATGTAAAGATAAGAACTCTAAGAACTATGGGCATAATATGAAGGCAGGAGTATATTATCACAAAGTATCAGGACAAACTGAGCGAGAGGTAGCCAATAACATAAAAGCTCTAGAGAAAAAGAAGTAGAGCTTCGATCGAAGGAGAGGAGCCCTGAGAAATCAGGGTTCTTCTCTATACACCTATATATAAACAGAGTATATTTTAGGGAGGGTATTATATGGAATTAACTGACGCCATTTTTATGGCTCAGAGATTAATGCAACAGAATGAATTAGACGGCTGGAAATTACGTTTTGACGAGAGAAAAACATCACTCGGCAGATGTAATGAATACAGCAAAACAATATATTTATCTTTGCCTTATGTTGAGCTAAATAAAGAGAGTGTAATAAAAGATGTAGTATTACACGAGATTGCTCACGCTCTCGCAGGATGTGAGAATCATCATAATATTATATGGAGAACTTTTGCCAGAAAGATTGGTGCAAAGCCAGAGCGTTGTGCTGGTCAGGACACTATAAGACCAGAGAGTAAATTTAAGCTCGTATGTAATAATTGTAAGTGGGAGAGACCTGCTCACAGGAGAACTAAGAAAAAGAGAGCTTGTCCTAAATGCTGTAATGAGCATAACAATGGTTATTACTCGGAAGAGTATAGATTAGAGTATGAAAGAACCAGGAAAATAATTTGATTAGAGAAATTATGTTGTTGCATCATATAGAAATTTATTCGTATTTTTAGTAAATATTAGAACTGTAACTCAAACCTCGGAGTTTATATGACAGAACAAAATACGCCTGTCGACAGTTATATATCTGCTAACGCACCTATGCGAGAGCAGTGTATACTCAAAGTAGAGCGTACCATTCACACGTGGCTCGTTACATTTCCTGACGGAGATGATATAGAGCTACCTACACTTAGAGCCTGTGAGAAAATCATCTGGGCATTTCACAAAAAAGCACAATTCAGAGATGTAGACTTTATTCTCATAGATGTCAACACAGGTACAATATACACAGACCACAGAAAATTTACTGAGTATATTACTGCTTGTCAAGAGCGTCAGCGTCTGACAGAAGTAAATAGAAAGTTACGAGCTACTATGAAGTCGGCTCGCATCACCAAGACTCGCAAGGTAGATATGCGATTATATGACAGAAACTATTAACAAGGAGAGATACAATGTTAAATAAAATATTTAATGCTGTAGATAAATACTTCGAGATATGGATTGCAGTTATAGCTGTAATCACTGGTATCTGGGTATTCTACAGATTATTGACATTCTTTTTTGAAAAAGTATAGAGCATAAAGTTTAAACCTCGTAAAACAAACTAAGCCAGCAATATGATAACATACTCTTATAACAAATGTCCTCATAAATCCAAGCAACAACTCGTTGATTGGTACATAAAATATTTCAAGACTTCTCATTCAGAAGCAAACTCCAAACATAAAAAACAACTGATTGCCATTTGGCACAGAGTAAGAAATAGAAAGGAGGTGAGATAAATGCCACCAGATACGCAGAATTTATATGCTGCTCTTTATACTATTCTCGCAGATAATAATATAAAAGAATTAAAAAGAGTAACAATAAACTCTAAGAAAAATAAGATAGAGTTCAAAGACCAAGCTGATCGAAAGATAACTATGGACGTAAAAATAAACAGAAAGTAATATGTACTCCACATACACAGAAGCAATAAACCTCGGAAATCCCTATTTCCAGATTATATAATATAAGCTCTTCATACAATAGAAGAATGCTGATCAGAGGGTATTGCAGTGTAGTTTTTAAGCTACAGAGAGTATTGAAGCAGCAAAAAATATTACTTAGAGAAATATACTTGTTGGAACTTTCCCAAAAAATTCATATACTCTATGGTGAAAAAAAACTATTTTATAACAATTTAAGGATTCTCTTATGCAGACATTTCTGCCATACAAGAGCTTTACAAAATCAGCTCAAGTACTTGATTACAAGCGACTAGGTAAGCAACGAGTAGAAGCTATGCAGATATTCAATGCACTTACAGGTGTACCTACTAAATCTGGCAAAGCATACACAGGTTGGCTCAATCACCCTGCTGTTGTTATGTGGAAAGACTACGAGGAGGCTCTATTACTATACAAGAACAAGATGATATAGGAATGGATACTCAGATGCTATAACAATACTATGGAAACGATAGGTGTATCTGATGATGTAGCTATGCCTCATTGGTTAGGTAATAGCAGGCTTCACGCTTCACACAGAAG